AGGAAAACAATTTAAACTAAATCTTAATCCTAATTTTAGGACATACTATGGGAGTGTGGATTACAAAAATCCCAAATCAATATATATTAATATATCTTCATGGTTTTCTCCTTTGTCCGAAGACGATAATTGGAGTCGAGTAGTGGGCCAATTAAAACGAGAAATAAAGTACACCATTATTGATGTCCCCATCACCAACTATTTTCTATCTAATAAACAAATAATAGATTTAGACATTAGAACTAGCGGAATTAGAAAAAACAAAAGGAGTTATATGAATTGTGAAATAACTCTTTTTCTTAAAAAAGAAGAAGATATAAAATCTCAAGGAATTAAAAGTCTAGTCCAAAACCTATTAGGGGATATTATAACTAAAACATTAACACCATCTAAAAAGTTTAATTTCTATTTAACTAAGAAATAAGAAATGAAGTTTTATTAGTACTTTACTATTTATTGGTAAAGAGGAAAATGGAAATAATAAAACCTGGAAAAATAGGGACTGGTATTCTTATAGAATACGATGCCGGACACATTTCACCTAAAGACACTTATAATAAAAAAATAATTAAAGAAATGGAAGATAGGTCAATCCAACAAGGACCTATCATTTTTCATGCCATATTACAAAAAAGTGGAGTGGAGAATAGAAATGGTCGTGTATACCCAGATAACATCTTAAGACGAGAAGTAGAAAGATACCAATCTTTAATAGATAAAGGAAGTGCTTTATCCGAATTAAACCACCCCGAATCCTCATTAGTAGATTTAGAGAGAAGTTCACATAGAGTTATAGAAACTTTTTGGGAAGGTAATGTTCTCATGGGTAAGTTAGAAATCTTAACATCTCCCGCTTATCACGATACTGGAGTTTTATCTTGTGTGGGTGATATCGCCGCTAATTTATTAAGACACGGAGTAACATTAGGGATTTCCTCTAGAGGGGTAGGTTCTTTAGAAAGAGAAAATGGTCAAAATATGGTACAAGATGATTTTGAATTGATATGTTTTGACTTAGTATCGTCCCCTTCTACACCAGGAGCTTACTTATTTAAGAATATGGAAGATAAAGAACTTTACGACGAATCACTTACTCATGAAAAAGATAAAAGTGAACTCACCAGTAACGCATTAAGTGGTTCATTAAATCTGATGAATAAATTAGATAATTTTTTATCCGGATACTAAAATTAGTTTTTCTTTCATATTTCATCAATAATAGGAATTTTTTCCCACCTTCATTATATTTATTAACAACAATAATAATAAAAAGCGCTAATAAGAAATTAATATGACAGATAATAAATCAGTCTTAGAACAAGCTTTGTTAGAAGCACAACAGCTAGAAGATGCTGTTAAATCTAATGCAAAAGGAATACTTGCTGCAACTATGAAGCAAGAAATCGAAGAATTAGTTAAAGAATCTCTTACTGAACAGGTGGATGAAGATGACTTCGTGGAAGATGACGAAGAAATTGAATTTGCTGATGGTGAGGATTTTGAGGACGAAGAATATGAAGACCTAGAAAATGAGGTAAACGTAAGTGAATTACCTGACGAAGAAGAAGCAATGGTATCCATAGATTTGGATGCGGATGAACCACTCGACCTAACTGCTGCGTCCGATGAGGAAGTATTGAAAGTTTTCAAATCAATGGGAAGTGAAGACGGAATTGTTGTAACGCAAGACGGGGATATGATTGATATAGAAGACCAGGAAGCTGGTACTCAATATAAAATCGAATTGGCCGAGAATAAACTTAGAGGTTTCCCAAAATTAATTAATGAGGGATACCCAAAGTCTGAAGAACAACACGAAGAAGTTATCGAAGATGGTTCAGACGACATAGAAATGCTAGAAAATATGGAAGACTACTCTGATGAACCAATGTATGAAATAGAACTTGGTGACGAAGAAATCGAAGCTACAGTTGAAGAACTGGATGAAGAAGGTTATAACGCTCGTTTACATCAGTCTATCGGAAGTAGAGATGGTAAAGAAAGTAATTTCATACAATCTCTATTAGATAGAAGTGATGAAAGTAAGGGTGAAGAAGAACATTTAGGACATCCAAGATTCTCTGGTAACAAGCATAGCCGACAAGAGATACCAGAAGGTGGTATGTTTAAAGGTGACCAAGGTGGTCATGATTACCCTCACTTCCACGATACTGACCCAGGTTATGTACACAAAAGAAGAGGAGATGGTCACGGTAGGGAAGGTGGAGTAGACTTCGGTTCAAAAGGACTAAGTCAACAAACTAGACATCACCATCATGATGAAGAAATGGAAGAAGCATCAAGAACGTATGGTTTTGGTTCCAAAAAAGGTAGAGGTTTAAGAAAAGCTATCACCAACAACAGAAATCTAGAATTTCCTATGAATGAATCAACGAAGAGACATCTTAATAATGTCATAAGAACTGCAAAACAGTTGCAAGAAGAAAATCAGACTTATCGAGAGAAAAATAAAGAATATAGACAAGCGCTTAGATTGTTTAGGGAAAAACTCAATGAAGTGGCAGTATTTAACGCAAATTTAGCTTATTCAACTAAGTTATTTACGGAAAACACTACTACTAAAAAAGAGAAAATCAATATTCTTAGACGTTTTGATAACGCACAAACTCTCAACGAAAGTAAAAACTTATTTCAAAACATTAAACAGGAACTTGGTTCTAAAGTTAATAAATTGAATGAGTCGGTTCAAAAAACCATTACTAAAACTCCATCAGGAGGGTCATCAATTAATTTAATTGAGACTAAAACTTATGAAAATCCACAAATCGCAAGAATGAAGGATATCATGAGTAAATTATAATTAAATAAACGCTTACAAAAAAAAAATATAAAATAAAATGGGAGCATTATTAGAATCAGGTATGGTCGGAAACATTGGGTTAAAACACCTAAAAGTTATCCGCGAAGATACTATTGGAAAATGGAATAAGCTTGGGTTCCTTAACGGATTAAATGGGCATACGAAAGAAAACGTTGCACAGTTATTCGAAAACCAAGCAACACACTTAATTAACGAGGCTACGTCATCTGACGCTTCAGGTTCGTTTGAAACAGTTGTTTTCCCAATCATTAGGAGAGTATTCTCTAAATTATTGGCAAACGATATCGTTTCTGTACAAGCTATGAACTTACCAATTGGTAAATTGTTCTACTTTGTACCTAAAATTTCTAACAGAGTTAGTGGAGTAGACGGTAAAGCTGGTGTAACAGGATTAGAAGGTCATTCAAACCCAATCGGTTCAGGATTAGGTAATGATACTACTACTTTTGACCCAGTTGACCTTTATGACGCTTACTATGAGAATGGAAGAGATGGTTTATATGACCGTTCAAAAGGGGCTTATTCAGCTGTAACGAGACCAACAACTGCCCAAGTATGGAATGTTAGTGGTACTTCTTTCGAAGACTCTACAAGTGTTGCCGCAGCAAGTGCAGCTTACACAGGGTGTACTGATGGTGGTATTAGAAGTGTAATTGTTAAATTACAAGGATTTTCTACTGCAGGTGCTGGTAAATTAATCGGTCCTTCAGGTAATGAAATGGATACTGAAGAGTTTTTAGCTTCATTAGAATTCTATTCTAACCAGAATATAGCATGTTGTGCAAATTCAGCTAAAACTTATATTACAACTAGTACTAAAATACCATTTAGAGTAGTAACTCAAAAATATGGTCAAGGTATAGTTCAGTATGGTTCTACTGGAACTGCAGCATTCCCAGGTGGTGGATATGAAGATATCTGTGATACAGATGGTACAATTTGGATTGATTTAGATTTATCTTGTCCAGCATGTATCGATTGTAATTCACCTGACGGTTACATGGGAGCTTATTATAACGGGTTCTTAATGCCAGAGTTCGATTTCGAAGCTCACTATAGAATCTACCAAGATTTAGAATTCGAAACTGAATTGGCTGAAGTTTCTTTCGACTTAGATGCAGTTACTGTATCAGTTACAGAAAGAAAATTAAGAGCTCAATGGTCACCAGAACTAGCACAAGACGTTAGTGCATTCCATAACATTGACGCTGAAGCTGAATTAACAGCTTTATTATCTGAAGAGATAGCAGCTGAAATCGATAGAGAAATCTTGAGAGACCTTAGAAAAGGTGCAGCATGGCAGTTAAGATGGGATTACAACGGATGGAAGAGATTCACCGCTGGTCAAGCACCATACACTCAAAAAGACTGGAATCAAACATTGATTACTGCGATTAACCAAATCTCAGCTCAGATTCATAAGTCTACATTAAGAGGTGGAGCTAACTGGATTGTATGTTCTTCTGAAGTTTCAGCAATCTTTGACGATTTAGAATACTTCCACGTATCTAACGCGTCTCCAGAGCAAGACCAATATAACATGGGTATCGAGAAAGTAGGTTCACTTTCTGGTCGTTACA